GAATTACAAGAAAGAAAACAACTAGCTGATTTAAAGATTATTTGTTTAATCTTACAACACGATGCCACAGCTCGTCAATTTTTAAAGGATAAAAGTTACCAAGAAGAAATGGATTACCTAGTTTCAAACAGTAAACGTAATAAATATATTAGGAATCTTTGTCTTTCTTTACAAGGCAATTCTTTATGTCTATTTCAGTACGTTGAAAAACACGGTGAGATTCTTAAAGATTTAATTGAAGAAAAAGCACAAAATAGAAAAGTGTTTTTTGTTCACGGAGGAGTAGAGGCAGATGAAAGAGAAAACATTAGAGCGATTACTGAACAGTCGGATAACGCTATCATTATTGCTAGTTACGGTACTTTTTCTACTGGTATTAATATACGCAATTTACACAACATTATTTTTGCTAGTCCTTCAAAGTCTAGGATTCGTAATCTACAAAGTATTGGTCGTGGTCTTCGGTTGAAAGATAACAATTCTTCTGCCACATTATATGATATTGCTGACGATTTAACTTATAATGAAAAAGAAAATTACACGCTTCAGCACTTTAAAGAAAGAATAAATATCTATAACAGTGAAGAATTTAATTACGAAATACATAACATAGAGTTAATCAATGCATCAAAACAATGAAAACCCTATAAAGATTATCAAGCTCGTTAACGGAGATGATATTGTTTGTATATTACCTAAAGAACAATTAGGTGAGAAATCTCCTTTAATTAGATTAGATAGACCACTTCAAATTAAATACGTTCCACAATTAACTCCGGCAGGTTTTAGAGATTACATTGCTTTAATTAAATGGACAGGATATTCAAAAGATCGAATCATAACTATTCCAAAAGATAAGATTATGACAATTACCAATGCTGGCGAAAGTATGGTTACTAGTTACTTTCATATTGTAAAAGATTATGATAAAGAACATCTTAAAACAGTGGACGCCTCTGACAAATATAAGAAACAAAAACTAACTGATGATGAGAATAAAAAGATAAATGAAATCTTTGATGAATTTGGTGAGTTAACAGATGATGATATTACTATACATTAAAACTATATTATATCCTCAACCATCGCTGGACAAGCTCATTATACATAAAAAATTTCAAAAGTCAATGTTGATTTGATTGGCTGAAAACATTGACTTTTATATTAACCTATGATATATTAATATGATGAATACAAAAACAAAAAAAGAGCACTACGTAAACAACAAAGAGTTTTTAGAAGGTATGAAAGCCTATAAAAAACGTTGTAAAGAAGCGAGTAAAGCTGGTAAACAAAAACCACCAGTTGACGATTATCTAGGAAGTTGTTTTCTAAAGATTGCAAATCACTTATCGTATAGACCTAATTTTATCAATTATACATTTAGAGATGATATGATTAGTGATGGTATAGAAAACTGTTTACAATACCTTGATAACTTCAACCCTGCTAAATCAAATAATCCATTTGCCTATTTCACACAAATTATCTATTATGCGTTTGTAAGAAGAATACAAAAAGAAAAGAAACAAACTATCATAAAACAAAAACTAATATTAGATAATAATTATGATGATATGGCTTTACAACCTGGTGATGAGGGTGGTGAATTTACGAATCAGTTTAGAGAATTTTTACAAAAGAATACAAGATTAGACGAACAACCAAAAAAAGACAAACCAAAAACAAAAAAAGTAAGAAAAGTTAAAAAAAGAAGTTCCGCTAGTCTATTTTAGTTTATGAAAATTGCTTTGTTAAATGATACGCATTTTGGTGCGAGAAATGATAGTCCTGTTTTTTTAGAATACTTTATGAAATTCTATGAAGAACAGTTTTTTCCCTATCTGGAAGAAAACAATATCAAAACTTTAATTCATTTAGGTGATGTAACCGACAGAAGAAAGTTTATCAATTTTAAAACAGCGCATGCGTTTAGACAAAAGTTTATGAAACGTTTGTGGGAAATGAAAATTGATACACATATTATTATTGGTAACCACGATACGTATTACAAGAACACAAACGAAGTAAATTCTGTTTCAGAATTATGTACGACTTATGATGGTGTCAACGAACCGTGGATATACACAAGTCCAAAAGAAGTTGAACTAGGTGGTTGTCGTATGTTATTTTTACCTTGGATTTGTGATGATAATTATGAAGAATCTATTTACGCAATTGATAATTCAACATCAGAAATTTGTATGGGTCATTTAGAGATCAAAGGATTTGAGATGCAAAAAGGTATTATTAACGAACAAGGTTTAGAAAAATCACAATTTAAAAGATTTGAAAAAGTAATCTCTGGTCACTTTCATAAAAAGTCAGATGATGGTCATATCTATTATTTGGGTGCTCAATATGAACAAACTTGGTCGGACTATAAAGACCCAAAAGGATTTCATATCTTTGATACACAAACAAGAGAATTAGAAAGAATACCTAATCCACAAAGAATACATAAAAAGTTTATCTATAACGATAAGAATAATGATTATTCAAATATTGATTTAACAGAATTTAATAATACGTTTGTTAAAGTTTTTGTAACAAACAAAACAGATGATGTTATGTTTAATAAAGTATTAGATGGTTTACATAATAAAATAAACACACACGAAGTTATGGTCATTGAAGATTTAAATACAGATTTGGGTGCAAGTGTAAGAGAAGATATATTAGAACAAGGTGAAGATACTTTAACCTTTTTAGGTAACTATGTAGATCAAGCAGATACAGAATTAGATAGACAAAAACTTAAAAACTATTTAAAAGAGTTATATGTGGAGGCAAGTGAAAGATGAGTCAAATAACAAATGTAAAATCAACTCATATGAATTGGGGACCTTATGTAATGAAAACAAAACTACCTGATTATATTATTAAGAAATTAAAAACCGAAGGTAAAAAAGCAAAACAATCTTACAATCACGCTTTAGCAGGTCATTTAGATAATCAATTTTTATATCCACAAAATATACAAGAGTGGTTTTATAATGAGATACACCCTATCATACAAGCATATAGAAATGGTCATTGTAAGTTTCACGGTATAGAAGAATTAAATGTAGATTTAAGAGCAGATGATCTATGGGTTAACTTTATGGAAGCAGGTGACTTTAATCCTGTACATACACACGGTGGCGATTATTCGTTTGTTATATTTGTAGATGTACCAAAAGAATTAAAAAAAGAACAAGAAGAATATGAAGGAACATCAGCAAAACCAGGTTCGTTGATGTTTGAGTTTACACAACAAGCAAGACCTCGTTGGGCAACCACAGGCACAGCAATTAAACCTGAAACAGGAGATATGTTTATGTTTCCTGCTTTATTACAACATTGGGTATGTCCATTTAAATCTAAAGTAACAAGAATAAGTGTATCAGGTAATTTAAGAATCATTAATAAGGATAAACTACCACGTGATTATTTTTAAAAAAATTAGATGGAAAAACTTTTTATCAACGGGTAATCAGTTTATTGAGATAGACTTAAATAAATCTCAAACAACTTTAATTATTGGTACAAACGGTTCTGGTAAATCAACTTTACTAGACGCTTTATGTTTTTCTCTATTTAATCGACCATTTAGAAATATTAAAAAAGAACAGATGGTGAATACAATCAATCAAAATGACACAGTGGTTGAATTAGAATTTACAACAGGTACAAAGTATTATAAAATAAGACGAGGGGTTAAACCAACTATATTTGAAATCTATTGTGATGGTGTATTACTTAACCAAGAAGCTTCAAGTATAGATTATCAAAATGTATTAGAAGATCAAATATTAAAATTAAATTATAGAGCGTTTAAACAAGTCATAACTTTAGGTTCTTCTTCTTATCAACCATTTATGCAAATGAGACCTAGACATAGACGAGAGGTTGTTGAAGAAATCTTAGACATAAGAGTATTAACTCATATGGATATACTTACAAGAAATCAACAAACAGATTTAACTTCAAAGATAACAGAAGCAAAACACCAGTGCGACATTGTACAATCAAAATATGATTTAGAAAGTAAACATTTAAATGAATTAAAAAATAGAAGTTCAGATGATATAGATTTAAAGAAAGTTAACTTAAAAAGAAATGAACAAGCGCAAAAAGATTATTTACAAAAGATACAACAATTAGATAATGATTATAAAGAATTACAAGATAGCATACAAGACAAAGAAAAAGTCGAAAAGAAATTAAAAGAATTATCAAAACTAGAAACAAAGATTGAAACAAATCTAAAAACACACGAAAGAAGTTTAAAGTTTTTTGAAGAAAATGATTCGTGTCCAACTTGTACTCAACCATTAGAACCTGAATTTAGAGGTGAAAAAAGAGCTTATGAAAAGGGAAAGATTACAACTTTAAATGATGGAATGAAGAAATTAGTAGAAGAAATCACAAAAGTAGAAGATAAACTAACGAACATTGACAAATTGTCAAAAAAAATGTATGATATACAAATTGAAATGTCTAAAATCAATACATCAATAGAGGGTCTTAAAAATCATAGTGATAATTTACATAATGAAATCGTGCTATTAGAAAATAGAGATAAAGACACCACAGCGATTGAAAAAGAACTAGAAGATTTTAAACAACAATTAGAAGAAACAAAAAATCAATTAGGTCAAGTTATAGAGGAAAAGAAATATGTAGATGTGGTAAGAGAGATACTTTCAGATCGAGGCGCAAAGGCAAAGATCATTAAAAAGTATCTACCTATAATGAATACTCTTATTAATCAATATCTACAATCAATGGATTTCTTTATATCGTTTCATTTAGATGAGGAGTTTAATGAAACAGTTAAAAGTAGATTTAGAGATACTTTTGATTATAATAGTTTTAGTGAAGGTGAAAAAATGAGAATAGATTTGGCGTTAGTTTTTACTTGGCGTGCCATTGCTAAAATGAAAAACAGTACCAATACTAACTTAATGATACTTGACGAAATCTTTGATAGTAGTTTAGATAATCAAGGTACAGATGACTTCTTTAAAATTATTAAAGGAATGTCAAATGAAAATATTTTTATTATATCGCACAAGGGTGATATATTGTTTGATAAGTTTACAAACATAATCAAGTTTGAAAAAGAACACAACTTTACGAGGTTACAAAATGTCTAAAGAATTAAAATTAATACCACCAACGGATCCAAGAGTCTTAACAGCAATCGCACCCTTTCAAAATGATATGTTACAAGAAGAAGGATTTAAAGATAGAAAAGAACTATCTGACCAAATGTTTGAAACAATGTTTAAGTATGGTGGTATTGGGTTATCAGCAAATCAAGTGGGATTACCTTTTAATATGTTTGTTATGGGTGGTCACCCACAATTAGAAAAAGGATTAAAGTTAACTTGTTTTAATCCTATGATTATATCAAGTAGTGAAGAAAAGGTTGTTATGAAAGAGGGTTGTTTAACTTTTCCTTTTGTATGGTTATCTATTACAAGACCTAGAAAAGTTGTGGTTAAATATGAAGATGAAAATGGTGAATTAAAAGAAGGTCACTTAGATGGAATGATGAGTCGTATCTTTCAGCACGAATACGATCATATGTTAGGTAGAACATTTACAGAATATGCAAGTAAACTAAAACTTGATTTAGCTTACAAGAAAGCAGAAAAACAAATGGATAAGATGAAAAAACTACAAGATGGTCAAAAAAAGTAAAACATATATTCACGTCAACCAACACGTGATAAGGAGTAATAAAAAGAACAATGAAGACAAACCTGTTATTACAATTAAAAAAGGATCTACAAACACCTATTGTAAAGAAGTATTGGTCAAAGGCCCTAGTAAAATTATCTATGGTGGGAATGACCGTCCTATTCTTTCTTGTGGTGCAAGAGTTGTTATAGAAACTGAAAGTGAAATTGAAATTATAAGATGATTTATAAACCGTACTATATGAAAGATGTCATAGACAATTCTAATAAAGAATTGTTTAATGTTATTTCTACCTTTGCTGGGGGCGGAGGTTCATCTACGGGTTATAGATTAGCAGGTGGAAAGATACTATGTGTAAATGAATTTGTAGAAGCAGCAATTGAAACGTATAAATCAAATTACCCAAACACTCCAGTTTTACCACAAGATATTAAACAATTAAAAGGCGAAGACTTTTTAAAAATCGCTGGTATTCAAAAAGGTGAATTAGATATACTAGATGGTTCGCCACCGTGTTCAGCATTTAGTGTTGCAGGTAAAAGAGAAAAAGGTTGGGATCAGGAAAAGGTATATTCAGATGGTAAAAAAGTAGAAAACATAGAAGACTTGTTTTTTGAATTTATACGTATCGCAGGGGATATACAACCAAAAGTGATTATTGGTGAAAACGTTGCGGGTATTATGATGGGTGAGGCGATTAAAAAATACAATGAGATTATAAATGAGTTTAGTAAAATAGGTTATGAAGCAGTAGGTAAAGTATTAAACGCTGCTGACTATGGAACACCACAAGGAAGACAAAGATGTTTTTTTGTTGCAGTAAGAAATGATATAATGGAAAAGGCAGGATTAAACTTTATGACTATGGAAAATGAAGTTTATCCTCAACCACTAGATAATCAAGTATCTTTAAAAGAAGCAATTGATAATGTAGTTAATGATGAGTCACAAGAAAAAGAATTATATGATTATGTACAAGGCGGATTTCAAAAGAAATGGGTAGAGATATTACCACTTAATCCTACAAGACATACTAAACCAAGTGAGAATGATATAAGAATTATACCTAAAGATAAATGGGAAACTTATAAACAAATGGGATTTAAAGAAGAAAACGCTAAACCCATTGTATCAAACTCAACAACTAGATTAGAACAGTTATATAAAACAGATGTTAAACACTATGAGTGGAATACTGATAAAGAATATTATTATGTAGATATTAACTATAAAAAGTCTATGTTTAATATGATAAGACCAGCGCCACATCTACCTTGTCCAACACTAACTCAAAGAGGACAACAAATGAGTGTATCTGGTGTATTTCATTATAATAAAAATCGTAAGTTTACTATACCAGAATTAAAAAGAATTATGGGGTTACCAGATGATTATAAGTTAGAGGGTAACTTTGATAAACAAGCAGAACGAATCGGACGTATGGTTGCGCCGTTAATGATGAAGAATCTGGCGTCAAATATATACGAAAAAGTGTTAAAAAGAACAAAGTAAGAACACTTTACCTCAAAAACACAAGTAAAATCAACATTATTTTTAGGGTTGACTTTTAAAAGGTTTCCCTATATTATATACATATGACTACACAAATTAATATTGATTCAAAATCGCAACTCGCAAAATTAATCGCAACCGAGAATATTCAAGTACAACACAATAATGTAAGAACAGCATCTTTCGATACTTTTAATAGGGTATTAACACTACCTATTTTTAAAGTTCAGTCTGGTGATGTTTATGATATGTTAATCGCACACGAATGTGCTCACGCTTTATACACACCTTCTTCTGGTTGGAAAACAATTATGGAAGATGATGAGTTAAGAGCTTATTGTAACGTATTAGAAGATTGTAGAATAGATAAAAAAATTCAAAAAAAATATCCAGGGGTAGTTAAAAATTATATTAGAGGATTTGATAATCTATTAAATCAGGACTTTTTTGGTATTTCAAATAAAGATATTAATACAGATTTAATGTTAATTGATAAAATTAACTTGTATTATAAGTCTTCAAAAACTCTTCCATTTAAGTTTACAAATATGGATAAAGTATGGTTGGCACTAGTTGACAATCTTAAAACTTGGAATGACGTAGTATCATTAGCAAAAAAACTTCTTAATTGGCAAAAAAAACAATTAGAGAAGTTAAAAAAATTACCTGATTTTGATACTCACCCTTTAGTAGAAAATTATAATTTAGATGATACACAAGATTCAGATAATAATGTAAATACAAAATCTTCAGATTCAAATAATAATAATTCAA